GAACAACCATCAAATACTCTGTATTCAAAACCTCCTTTAAGTGTTCGCACTTAATTAGTAGGATTTACCGAATACTCTTAGGTGAAGAGGATATACCAACCTCTGAGAAGAGTATATTTTTTAATAATCAATCATACACCGATAAGGTAATGAATAAGTCTATCGATGATATGATAAAAGATAATGAACGATGATAGGAAAATTTATAGGTGGCTTATTCGGCAAAGTAGTAGATAATGCGGAAGGAATACTTGACAAAGTTATTACAACAGACAAAGAGAGAGATGAAGCGAAACTCGCTCTTAGACGGTTATTACTCGACGCCGAAACCGAAGCTTTCAAACAAGAAGTCGAAGACAGAAAGAGCGCTCGTGATATGTATAAAGACGATGCACTCATTCAGAAAATACTTGCGACTTTATTTACAGCGGCGTACTTTGGATTAAGTTTCATGATGTTTAAATTCTTTGTAATGAGGGATATTGAGCTAGGTGAATTTGAGATAAGTTTTATCTCTACAATATTTGGAGCTATGAGCGCTAAGGTTAATACGGTAGTCGATTTCTTTTTCGGCGGATCGTCAAAAAAGAATGAACAACAAAATAATAAATAAATTATGAATTCACAAGAAGTATCATATCAATTTGGGCAACTAGGTAGTGCTCACCTGCAGGCCGCGGGGTTTTCAATAAAACCACCTAATGGAATGGTTGTAGTAGCAATACAGTTTTTAGACAATTTAAAAATGGACATAATGACAGTAGAACAATCAGTTCCACTTGATTATACTGTTACAGCTGGGCCAAACAATAAGTTTGATAGTTTTGTAGGTATAACAAACGGTAATGATGGTGTGTACAGTGATGGTAGTCCACAAAATAATGGTAGAGGCCAAAAAATTGACACTGATACGGAATTTCCAAAAGGAATAACTATATATGGTAGATGGACTGAGGTTTCATTAGCTACTAGTAGTGCAAATGGTATAATCTGTTATTTCGGAACGTAATGGCATTAGGAATAGGATCGGGGTTGGTTTTTTCATCAGTGAATTGTGGGTGTAATGCAGCTAAAATAGTCTGGAATAACACTCAAACAGGCAATAGCTCATTTGCCTTGAGTCTCAATGTATTTACAGGCACAAAAGAAGTTGGCGATACTATACGTGTACAGTGTAGTCTTAAAGCGTCAGTACCGTTTGATAGTGATGGAAATGATCCAATTGGTTTCGTTATGTGGATAGCGAGTGACGTTATAGGTTCTAAACAAGTACCATTTGACGGTAGCACTTTAACGCTTGACCAAACATCTGATGCGCAAACCTCTGGTTATGTTACTGGGACATTTACAAATATATTTACTTTTACCCAATCTGGTTCAGGTGACAGACCATTAGCTAACTCATATATATTACTAAGTGATGTTACAATTACAGTAAAAGACGACGAAGGCAATACTAAGCAAATAATAACACCAGATTTTTCAGAATGCGGAAGTGTTAGTGATATTGTTTTAAACGTAGGTAACGGCACTATGAGTAAGTTTACTGGAGCTTGTAATTAAATAAAAAATAAAATTAAAATTTAAATAATGGGATATTTAGATAATACAGTAGAATACGGATTTGGACAATTAGGTAGTGCATACCTAAGAACCGCTGATATAGATTTTACTCCACCAAGTGGATTAGTTGTAGTTGCTATAACAGTAATTGAAACTTGTGAGTTTAATGAATTAGTGGCTGACACATCTGGTTATACTAAAGCAGATGGTTCTACTGGTATAGCATACCTTGGGACCCAAGCTGCAGTGGGCATGAATGGCACAACTAACAACGGAGGAACTAACCTTCCAGATCCTATAAATACAGGCGATGATTTTCCAGCTGGTATTACTATATATGGAAGATGGACTAAAGTTGATATTGACCAAGGAAAAGTAATACTTTATTTTGGTAGATAATGCTAAGCAATGGATTAGGACTACATTTAGGCGGCGTCAAAATGAGGCAATTAGTATTTGATTATACTTTTGATTTTACCGCAAGTGGACCCGTTATAATTGAAAGTATATTGGGTAGAGGTGGTATTACTTTTCAATATGGCCAAAATGCTCCTGGAGAATCTACTAATGACTGGCTTGCTGGAACATACACTGAGCATTGGACTGCCAATGGTTTCAGTGGTTTTCAGTTCGATGTACAGGATATAGGAGTTACGGGGCTTTATGCTGGAAAGAAAGGTGATTTAGGAGTAATGTCGTATAAAATTTATCTTGATGGTGATTGGGATGGGACGGATAATATTAACATGTGGGGAAACAAGATGTATAATTACAGTCAGTCTTCTTTATTTGATGGCGTTTATCCACCAGACCTCCCTCAAGATTATATCGTATCAGTAGAAGTATCTAAAGATAGATCCACTTCAGGTCACGCTCTAGCTAAATTTAACAATTGGCATAATATAGCATCGACGAGGAATGTACAGATGTTTACAGGCCAGAATGAGGCTGCGGGTGACTCACCCAATATTGGTGCCGTAATCTACATGAAAGATTTAAATTTCCAAATATGGAGATAAATAATAAACAATTAATAACTTAAATAAAATTAAATACAATGGCAAAAAAAGAAAACACAAAATCAGAAAACTTTAAAGAAGTAGTTGAAGATAAAGAAATAGAATTAAAAGTAAAAGCTGAAAGAGTTTCAGAAGAACACTTAAAGCAAATGCAACAAATAGTTAACACTATAAATCAATTACAATTTAATATAGGTAAAATTGAATCTCAAAAACACACTATGATTCATAACTTATCTATAACTCAAGATAGAGTTAGTGTATTGCAGGACACATTACAAAAAGAATATGGGTCTTATGATGTTAACTTAGAAGATGGTACTATTAACTGGCCGAAAGAAGAAGATCAAAAAGAAGATGAAAAATAATATCATCAGAAAAATCACTATAGGTAAAGACTACAAAAATGACTCCATGCACTATGCTGTAAACCAGGAAGTGTATGGAGGTCATAAAATTTGTGATATAATAGAGGAAGAAGATAAGTACTGTATTTATATTAGAAAGGGTGATGTAGTAATACCTTGGAAAGATTTTAACAAAAATATGGCTATATCAGTAGAGTATAACTTAGAATACTAATGAGAGCTTATAAAGACTTTATTGTATCACCTATCGGCGAAAGATACAATAATTCTACTAAGATTGGGGAAAAAGAATTAATACTTAACACTGAAATCTTTAACCACCAATACGTAAACAGATTAGCAAAAGTTATCGCTACTCCATTATTATTTTCATCACCTATTAAAGTGGGTGATGAAATAATAGTTCATCATAATATTTTTAGAAGATGGCACGATATTAAAGGTAGGGAAAAAAATAGCAGATCTTATTGGAAAGATAACAAGTATATAATATCAGAAGATCAAATATATTTGTATAATAATAAAGCTACACCCGGTTATAGTTTTGTTAAACCACTAGAATCTAGCAATAGCTTTAACCTTGAAAAAGAACAACCATTAATAGGTATTGTAAAATACTCTGATGGTAAATTTAACGAAGGTGAGCTAGTTGGATTTAAGCCAAACAGCGAATATGAATTTATTATAAACAACGAAAGGCTGTATAGGGTTTTAAATAAATTTATTACAATTAAATATGAATATAAAGGAAACGAAAAAGAATATAATCCAAGCTGGGCGAAAAGCAGTTGAAGAATTAATTAAGGTAGCTAAAGAACCTATTGTAGATTCAGACGATGATATATCAGCTGATAGGCTGAAGAATGCTGCGGCAACAAAAAAGTTAGCTATATTCGACGCGTTTGAAATATTAAACAGAATCCACGAAGAAGAAAATATGCTAGAAGGAAAGCCTATTGAAGAAGAAAAGAAAAGCACATTTAAAGGATTCGCAGAAGGAAGATCTAAATAATGTATAAACAAACATTATATAAGGTTGTAGAACCTATAAAGTCAAATACTATTAAAAGGCTTAATAAGTCTAAAAAATGGAAATACGGTTATAATAAAGAAAATGATATTGTTTCTATTAGTAAAAGCGGTCAAATTGGTGAAGTACTTGAAATACAAGGTCTACAAATAGCTTTACCTAAACAACCGAAAGAAGTATATAGCTGTAGCAAAATAAAGTCAGAACAAAAGTGGAAGCAGTTTCCAGCTAATTCTGATTTTAAGAGAATTAAAACGGTGTTCGATTGGCAAACGTATCCAGATGATTTTAAAGAAAAACATTATGGATATATAGATGAAGAATTTAAGAGAAGAGAGGAAGGTTTTTGGTTTATGAATAATGGGAAACCAACCTACATAACAGGAACACACTACATGTATCTGCAATGGAGCAAGATAGATGTTGGCGCTCCAGATTTTAGAGAGGCAAATAGATTATTCTTTATATTCTGGGAAGCTTGTAAAGCAGATAAGAGAAGTTATGGGATGTGTTATTTAAAAAATAGACGTTCTGGTTTTTCTTTTATGAGTTCAGCTGAAACTGTTAACTTAGCAACATTAGCTAGTGATAGTAGATTTGGTATATTATCTAAAACGGGTGCCGATGCGAAAAAGATGTTTACAGACAAAGTGGTACCTATTAGTTTAAATTATCCATTCTTCTTCAAGCCAATACAGGACGGTATGGACCGACCAAAGTCCGAGCTCGCTTACAGGGTACCCGCAAAAAAGTTTACTCGTAGAAAAATGAGAGAACACGAGGAGCAAGATGATATGGAAGGTCTTGATACTACTATTGACTGGAAGAATACAGGTGATAATAGTTATGACGGTGAAAAGCTAGCTTTGTTAGTTCATGATGAAAGCGGTAAGTGGGAAAGACCTGATAATATAAAAAATAACTGGAGAGTTACAAAAACTTGTTTGCGATTAGGTAGTAGAGTAATAGGTAAGTGTATGATGGGATCAACTTCCAACGCATTAGATAAAGGGGGTGATAATTTTAAAAACTTATACAATAACTCAAATGTCTCAAAAAGAAACCGTAATGGACAAACTAAGTCAGGATTATATTCTTTGTTTATCCCTATGGAATGGAACTACGAAGGATTTATTGACCAATATGGACAACCCGTGTTTAATACTCCTAAAGAAGAAGCATTTGATCCACATGGAGTAGAAATAGATTACGGAGTTATAGATCATTGGGATAATGAAGCTGATGGTTTGAAAGACGATCAAGATGCTTTAAACGAATTTTACCGTCAGTTTCCTAGAACTGAAGAACACGCATTTAGAGATGAAACAGGTAATAGTTTATTTAACTTAGTTAAGATATACGAGCAAATAGATTACAATGAAGGTAACAGAAATTCTTCAGTATTAACAACTGGTAACTTTCAATGGGTAAATGGAATTAAAGATACTCAGGTTGTTTTTAATCCAGATCCAAATGGAAGGTTTAAAGTGAGCTGGGTTCCAGGACAAAAACTACAAAATAACGTTATTATAAAAAATGGTACAAAGTACCCGGGTAACGAACATATGGGAGCATTTGGCTGTGACTCATATGATATATCTGGAACAGTTGACGGTACTGGATCGAAAGGAGCTTTGCATGGATTAACTAAGTTTTCTATGGAAGATGCTCCAGCTAATACATTCTTCCTAGAATATATAGCAAGACCACAGACAGCTGATATATTTTTTGAAGATGTTTTGATGGCATTAGTATTTTATGGAATGCCATTATTAGCAGAGAATAATAAACCTAGACTTTTGTATTACCTTAAAAGAAGAGGGTATAGAGGTTTTAGTATGAACAGACCAGATAAAATTTGGAATAAATTATCTGTTGCAGAAAAAGAAGTAGGTGGAATACCTAATTCTAGTGAAGATATAAAGCAGGCACATGCTGCCGCTATTGAAACATATATCAACGACCATGTTGGTTTATTGAGTGATGGTACGTATGGAACAATGTATTTTAACGAGTCACTATACGACTGGTCTAAATTTGACATAACTAAAAGAACAAAGCATGATGCTTCTATTAGTACTGGTTTAGCTATAATGGCTTGCAATAGACATTTATATAGACCTACTCCAGTTAAAGAAAAAACCAAAGTAAACCTAAATATATCAAAGTATAATAATAAAGGATTTCAATCAACAATAATAAAAAGTAAAATATGACAGAGTCTGTTATAAATTTTCCGTCACAAGCTGTTAGTGACTTAGAAAAATTAAGTCAAGAATATGGTTTAAAGGTTGCAAGAGCTATAAAGCAAGAGTGGTTTACTGGTAATGTTACCAAGTACCATAATAGTTTAAATAAGTTTCATGAATTAAGATTGTATGCTAGAGGTGAGCAATCTGTTCAAAAATATAAAAATGAATTATCTATTAATGGTGATTTATCTTATTTAAATCTAGATTGGAAACCAGTACCTATTATCCCTAAGTTTGTAGATATCGTTGTTAATGGTATGGCTCAAAGAACTTTTGAAATAAATGCTTTTTCACAGGATCAATATGGTGTTAGTAAAAGAACTGAGTACATGGAATCTATACTTAGAGACATGAGGTCTAAAGAATATACTGAAATGGTCAAGCAAAAGTTCAATATAGATTTGTATGAAAATGATGTTGAAATGCTACCAGACACAGAAGAAGAGCTTGCACTTCATATGCAACTTAACTACAAACAATCGGTTGAGTTAGCTGAAGAACAAGCTTTAAATGTTTTATTAGAAAACAGTGATTATGACTTAATAAGAAGAAGGTGTTTGTATGATTTAACTACAATAGGAATAGGTGCTACAAAAACAACATTTGATTGGGCTAGTGGAGCAAAGGCTAAATATGTTGATCCAGCTAGCTTGGTTTACTCTCATACAGAATCTCCTTATTTTGATGATATATATTATGTTGGGGAATTAAAAGAAATACCTATAAATGAATTAGCATCTGAATTTCCTGAGTTAACTGAAAGTGATATAGAAGAAATAGTTGGAAAGTCTGGCACAACCAACCACACAAGGTCAACATATAATAAACTTCCAGATAAGAATAAAATAGAAGTACTTTACTTTAATTATAAAACACATATGAATGATGTTTACAAATTGAAGACATTAGGTACTGGAGCTGAAAAAGTAATACAAAAAGATGATACGTTTAATCCTCCAGTAGAAAACATGGACGGTGATTTTAGTAAATTAGAAAGAGTTGTCGAGACTTTATATGAAGGTGTATATTTAATTGGTTGTGATAAGTTATTAAGATGGAAGATGTGTGACAACATGATGAGGTCGGATTCAGACTTCAACACCGTTAAGATGAACTATCAAATAGTAGCGCCTAGAATGTATAGAGGTAAAATAGAATCATTAGTTGGTAGAGTAACTGGTTTTGCGGACATGATACAATTAACACACTTAAAGCTACAACAAGTAATGGCGCGTATGGTACCAGATGGTGTTTATCTTGATGTTGATGGGCTAGCAGAGGTTGACCTCGGTAATGGAACAAACTATAATCCGCAAGAAGCTTTAAACATGTTCTTTCAAACTGGTTCTGTTGTTGGTAGAAGTTTTACTTCAGAAGGAGATATAAACCCAGCTAAAGTTCCAATACAGCAAATACAGAATGGAGCTGGTGGAAATAAAATACAAAGTCTTATTACTACATATAATTATTATATGCAAATGATAAGAGATACAACTGGTCTTAATGAAGCTAGAGACGGTAGTATGCCTGATGCTAATGCTTTGGTTGGTGTACAAAAGTTAGCTGCTGCTAATTCAAATACAGCCACAAGACATATATTACAATCTATGTTATTTTTAACCGCTGAAGTCGCAGAGTGTTTATCATTAAGAATAGCTGATATAGTAGAGTATTCCCCTACTAAAAATGCTTTTATACAAGCTATAGGTGCGCATAATGTTGCTACACTAGAAGAACTTAAAGAATTACATCTTCATGATTTTGGTATATTTATTGAATTACTACCTGATGAAGAAGAAAGACAGATGTTAGAAAATAATATACAAGTTGCTTTATCAAAAGACTCTATAGATTTAGACGACGCTATAGACTTAAGAGCAACTAGAAATGTTAAACTAGCTAATCAATTGTTAAAGGTTAAGCGTAAAAAGAAAATGGAAAGAGATCAAGCTATGCAACAGCAAAATATACAAGCTCAATCTCAAGCTAACCAACAAGCGCAGCAGGCAGCAGCTCAAGCTGAAATAGAAAAGAACAATGCTAAAGCTCAGTCTGATATACAAATAGAGCAAACTAAATCTCAACTACAAACTCAGTTTTTACAAGCAGAGGTTCAAGGTAAAAAAGAATTAATGCAGTACGAATTTGAATTAAACTCTCAATTAAAACAAATGGAGAGGGAAACTAAAATGGGTGACGAGAAAATGAGAGAAGATAGAAAAGATCAAAGAGTTAACATGCAGGCTGATAGACAAAAAGAAATGATAGAGCAAAGAAAACAGGGTGATTCACTTAATAATTTTGAGTCATCAGGTAATGATATACTTACGGGGAACGCTGGATTTGAAGGTCCAGGTCTCTAATTTTTAATATTTTATAAAATTTTATTATGGCAGAAGAAAACGAAAATATCGTAGAGGAAGTTTCTAACGAAACTACCGAACAAGTTGAACAACCAAACGTTGATCAACCTAGAAATGAAAAAGGTCAATTTAAATCTAAATTTGAAAGCGCTGGAGATGATAGCGTTGCAAAGGTTGACTTTTCAAAACCACCGACTATAGAAACCGAAGAGGTTAAAGAAGAGCCGGTTGTAGAAGAAACAAATGTAGTTGAAGAGGTTAAAGAAGAAGAAGAGGTAGTAGAGGATACTACTGAAGAAATACCTGTGTTGGAAGAAATAACTGTTGAAGATTTAAAAGAAACAGAAGTAGAAGCTGTTGAAGAAAAAATTGAAGAAGCAGTAGCTGAAGCAGAGGAGACTGGAAAACCACTACCTGAGAACATTAAAAAGCTAATGGAATTCATGGAAGAGACTGGTGGTGATTTACAAGACTACGTAAATTTAAATAGAGATATAGAATCAATGGATGATTCTGAAGTGCTAGACGAGTATTATAGAGAGACAAAACCTCATTTATCCATAGAAGAAAGAAGCTTTTTATTAGAAGAGAAATATGGTGTAGATGAAGACGTTGATGATGAGCGATCGTCTAGATTAAAGAAAATAGCCCTCAAAGAGCAAGTTGCCGAGGCGCGAGCCCACTTAGACAGGCAAAAGTCTAAATACTATGAAGATATTAAAGCAGGAAGTAAACTTACTGAAGATCAACAGAAAGCTATTGACTTCTTTAATAGATACAACAAGGAATCTGAAGAGCAGAAGAAAATGTCTGAAGCTAATCAAAGAACATTTTTAAATAAAACTAATAATTTATTTAATGACAAATTCAAAGGTTTTGAATATAACGTCGGTGATAAAAGATATAGATTTAATGTTAAAGATGTTAATAAAGTAAAAGAAACACAAAGCGACATTAATAATTTTGTTAGTAAGTTTACTAATAAAGAAAATTCAAATATTGAAGATGCCGCTGGTTATCACAAATCTTTATTTACAGCTATGAATGCTGATGCTATTGCTAATCATTTTTACGAACAAGGTAGAGCTGATGCAACAAAAGCAAGAGTAGCTAAAGATAAAAATATTAATCTTGAACCACGTAAGACTCATGGTGAAACAGAAGTTGGTGGTTTAAAGTTTAAAGTTTTAGGTGATTCTGCTGATGATTTCAAATTTAAAATTAGAAAGAAAAAATAAACTTTAAAATAAATTAATTATGGCAATTACAGGCGCAACTTTAACGGGCTTGCCAGAAACAGTTAAAAGAACGTTATCAACTAACTATATTGATTTCGCTACTTTAAGTGCTTCTGACGGATGGGCTCAACAATACCTGCCTGACTTAATGGCTAGAGAAGCTGAGATTTTTGGAAACAGAACAATCGGTGGATTTCTAGAGCAAGTCGGAGCAGAAGAGGCTATGACATCTGACCAAGTAGTTTGGTCTGAGCAAGGTAGATTACACTTTGCTTATAAAGGATATATAGCAAACGCTACTGCACAAACTGGAAATAACAGTGCTGCGGGTGGTACAATCGAATTAGAAACAACTATAGATGGACATACAGTTACTGACTCAGCTACTGTTGTTGATCACGGTGTTAGAGCTGGTGATACAATTCTTGTAGCTAACGCTAGTGCGGTGGCTAGATGTTTTGTAACAGCTGTTGCTGGAAAAAACATTTCAGTAGCTCCTTATGACGCAACTAACAACAACGGTCAATTAGGTTCTATTACTGGTTTTGCTGCTGGTTCTGATGGTGACGTGGATTACACTATCCTTGTTTACGGATCTGAATACAGAAAAGGAAGTAATGGTAGAGCTGCTGCTAACCAACCAGGTTTCAAATCTTTAACTAACAAACCAATTATATTAAAAGACATGTATCACGTTTCAGGATCTGATGCATCTCAAATTGGTTGGGTTGAAGTTTCAGGTGAAGTTGGACAAAATGGTTATATGTGGTACTTAAAGGCTGAAGGTGATACTAGAGCTAGATTCTCTGATTACTTAGAAATGTCTTTAATAGAATCTGTCAAGGGTGATGCTGCTCAATCAACAGCTGATACTTTAGATGCTACTGGTGGTGGTGATTACTTACAAGCTACTTTCGGTACTGAAGGTTTATTTTCAGCTATTGAAACTCGTGGTAATATCGCTACAGGTGTTAATGGTATCAACGCTGCTACTGATTTAGCAGAGTTTGATGCTATGTTAGCTGAACTTGATAGACAAGGTTCTATTGAAGAAAACATGATGTTTGTAAATAGAGCAACTGCTTTAGCTATGGACGACATGTTAGCTTCTATGAATTCTTACGGAGCTGGAGGTACTTCTTACGGAGTATTTGACAACTCAGAAGATATGGCATTAAACTTAGGCTTCTCAGGATTTAGAAGAGGTTCTTATGACTTCTATAAATCTGATTGGAAATATCTAAATGATTCTCAAACTAGAGGTGCTATTAACGCTGCTTACGCTACTGGAGCAATAAGAGGTGTTATGGTTCCTGCTGGAGTTTCTTCGGTTTATGACCAACAAATGGGTAAGAATATGAAAAGACCATTCTTACACGTTAGATATAGAGCTTCTCAAACTGATGACAGAAGATTAAAAACTTGGGTCACTGGTTCTGTTGGAGCAACTACATCTGATCTAGACGCGATGGAGGTACACTACCTTTCTGAAAGATGTCTAGTAGTTCAAGGTGCTAACAACTTCTTCTTATTGAAGTAGTAGTACTATAAGATTAGGGGAGTGCTTGCCACTCCTCTTATCTTTATTATTAATTTTTATTATATTATATTATGGCAAAGAAAAAGAAAGAAACTATAGTTGAAGAACCTATAGTTGAAGAAACGGTTACTGTAGAAGAACCGGTGGTTGAAGTTCCAAAAGTGGAAACAAAACCTAAAATTAAAAAAGAAGAAAAACCTAAAGATAACTGGGAAATAAAAGACAGAACCTATTATTTAACTGGCGGTAAGAAACCTTTAAGTCACGCTATTAGATCAGCTAGTATATATTACTTTGATGAAGAAAAAGGTTACGAAAGAGAACTTAAATATTGTGAAAATCAAAGAACAGTATTTGTAGATGAAATGAAAGGCGATCAGAGACAAGCTCATATTGTTTTTAGAAACGGAGCTTTGTATGTCCCTAGAAATAAAACAGTTTTACAAAAGTTATTATCACTGTATCACCCTCACAAAGGTTCTATGTATTATGAGTGGCAACCAGCTGTTAGAGCTGAGAATGAATTAGATAAAATAGAACTAGAAGTTGAAGCTTTAAAGTTAGCTAGTAGTTTAGACATAAACTTAATGGAAGCTATAATGAGAGTAGAGATTGGATCTAAGGTGTCTAAAATGAGTTCTAGTGAATTAAAAAGAGATTGCTTGCTATTTGCTAAGAGAAATCCAAACTTGTTCTTAGAATTAGCTAATGATGATAACATACAGCTTAGAAACTTTGGTATAAGAGCTAAGGAGTTGGGTGTTATTAATTTATCAAGTGACCAAAGGCATTTTACTTGGGGTTCTACTGGTAGAAAGTTAATGACAGTTCCTTTTGATGAACATCCATACACAGCTTTAGCCGCTTGGTTTAAGACTGATGAAGGTATGGAAATATTTTCAAATATAGAAAAAAGGTTAGGTTAATGTAACTTAACTAGTTTAAATAGCCACTCATTACGGGTGGCTATTTTTATTTAGGGGCTAACCTTCCGCTTTATTATGTAACTATATAATAGTAAAATATATTATATTATGAATAAATCAAAAGGACTAGGAGATACAGTTGAAAAGTTTACAACAGCTACAGGTATAAAATCATTTGCTCAAATGACAGCTAGGGCTATGGGTAAAAAGGGATGTGGTTGTGCTAAAAGAAAAGCTTGGCTAAATAAACAATTTCCGTATAACAAATAATAATTATGGTAAACGTAGATAGAGTATATCAAAAGGTTTTAGCACTAGCTAATAAAGAGCAGAGAGGTTATATAACTCCTCAAGAATTTAATTTGCTAGCCGACAAAGCTCAAATGGAACTAATAAATGATTATTTCCATACTATAAAAACCGCTAACTTAAAACCTAAAAATCAAACAGAAAACTCTGATGAAATAGGTATGGTTAGAGAAAAGCTTAATGCTATTAGGAATGCTAGGACTTACCCGCTTTCTGCCGCTTCCTCTGCTGATGAGGGTTTTTATAGCGTGTTAAATTATAGTACAACAACTCCAGACAGTATAGACAATCACACTTTATATATGGTTGCTACTGTTAGAAAGCCAATATCAGGTGGTGGTAATGGTACTGAAATAATGGAAGTTGATAATCACACGTTAAGGTCTATGATGTCTAATCCGTTAACTTCGCCAACAAGATCTAGACCTGTTTACATTAGAGCAGGTAGTATGATAACGCAGAACACAAATCAACACGTTTACAGTCTGCAAATATATCCTGCAATTGACGACTTCTACCCAACCCTATCAATTGAGTACTGGGCGAAACCACCGAGACCTAACTGGGGATATGTAGTTGTTAATCAAAAAGCGTTATATAATTTTAACACTAGTACTAATTTTTTCTTACACGCTTCTGAAGAAGAACCGTTAGTTATGAGAATATTAAAATTAGCTGGTGTTACAATAGAAAAACCAGAACTACAACAATCAGTTATGGTTGATCAACAAACAACTAAGCAAAATCAAAATAGTTAATTATGGGATTATTAGACGATCAAACATACGGGGAATACTTAGATTTATATCAGCAACAAAATACTTACATTGGCACACCAGGTGATCAATATAGGTTTGTTACTTTAGAAAATATTATATCAGCTTTTATGGTTGCGTATGTTGGTGAAGATAAAATAATAAATAAAGTAAGTAGAACAGATGTTCAATTTCACGCTATGCGCGCTATACAAGAGTTATCATATGATGTGCTTAGATCTATTAAAGCTTTAGAGTGGGAAGTAAGTAACCGTCTATCAGCCCCACTACCACAAGATTATGTTAACTACGTGAAAGTAGTTAAAGTAGACGCTAACGGCGTGGAGCTATTATTGCATCCAGCAAGAAACACTTCTAATCCAGCTCCAATTACTCAAAATTTAGCAAATAACTGGACTATAAATGTTAATGACGATTTATCTACGCTTAGTGTATCAGATACGTTATCTAACTTTAACGAGCAAGCGGTATCTGAGGTAAGTACAAATGAACCCAACGATTTAGAGTTTGATAATAGAGGTAGAAGGTATGGTCTAGATCCTCAATATGCACAAGGTAATGGAGTGTTTTATATTGATAACTTACAACAAACTATAAGATTTGGTTCTTCATTAGCTGGTGAAACAGTTACGCTGCATTATATTAGTGATGGATTAGGCACTGATGATGAAATGGTGGTACATAAGTTTTGCGAAGAAGCTTGTTATAAGCACATAGCTTACGGCGTATTAGCTACCAAGTCAAATGTGCCAGAGTATATAGTGCAAAGATACAAAAAAGAAAAGTTTGCTGAAACTAGAAAAGCAAAAATTAGATTATCTAGTATTAAAATAGAAGAATTTACTCAAGTTCTTAAGGGCTTAAGCAAACCAATAAAATAATATTATGTCAGAAATAAAACGTAATTTCACAGGTGGAAAAATGAACAAAGACCTTGATGAAAGGCTTGTTAAAAATGGTGAATACAGACATGCGGTTAATATTCAGGTTAGGACAACCGATAACTCAGGTGGTAACAATAGTGACTCTACTTCTTTTGCTGATGCTGTTGGTAACGCTGGTTCAGCTCAGAATATACAAGGAAATATAAATGTAGGTGACTCGTGGAGTCAAGAATGGATGGAAGGTAATCCATACGGTATAGGAGCTACTAGTAATTTAGACGGCACTGTTAATGCTACAGCTACTGAGACATTTCACCAAAGATGTGTAGCTAGTATAGCTGACGAAAAAAAAGATAAGTCATATTTCTTTTTCAGCTCTATACCATTTGAATCTGGGAGTTGGATTGACAACTATGAGGGTGATGAAAGATTTTACGTTGATAGTATAGTTGAATATGATTCCGCACAAGATTTAACTATACCTGTAGTTATAGACAACTTTGCTATTGTTAATAGGGTTGAAAATGCATTATATCATTTTAGCCCAGCAGTAGGCGATCAAATTATTGGATATCCATATCAAGGTAATTGGGAGGAAATATACTTAACACAGGGCTATGGCGAAAAATTAAGACCTGGCATGATTGTTAGAATGTTTAATAATTCCGGTTTTAATGTTCTACCAAATGATGTTACTATTAGAGCTATAGATGGTGACACTATTATGTTAAACGAAGAGCAAGAAACGTTTATTCAACCAAATACTTTAGCTTACATAGAGTTTGTTGCAGAAAGAGTTTTAAAATTTAGAGAGTCAGAAGAAAAAAGATATTTAAACAATGGAAGTTTTAAAGGTAATGTTAATGACTATATAACAGGTCTTAATATTATTGATAATTTTTTAATGTGGACAGATGGTCATAGCGAACCTAAAAAAATAAATATACCAAGATGTAAAGCTGGTACTAATATAGATGGCGTAGTAAACAATGGTAGAACTCATACTAGATTATATATAAACAATCCTAACACAAATGAATTTGAAGACGTTAGTACTTTAACTAGTCCTTTAGATAACGGAGGTTTAGCAAATGGATCTGGGTTACCAGGCTATTTAGAGGAAAAACATATAACAGTAATACGTAAAGCTCCAACAGTCCCACCATCTCTACACATGAAACCAAATGACAGAGAAGGATTAACAGAAACAACCATGTCTGGTAATTTCATAACACAGGCTGGTATATTTTCTACACTTTCAATAGGTCAAACTAAATCTTTTGAAATAGATTCAGCAGATACGCATTATAGAGCTGGTGATATACTTGAATTTAGAAATTGGAATAATCAAGAAACAACAGAGGTTAGAGCTCAATTTGTTTGCTACGAAGATTCTGATGGAAACGAGGTGTTTGAAGCAACAGAGTTTATTAGAATTAGTATTATAGGTGTTCCAGATTCTTTAGATTATTCACAGTCTTTCTGGAGTATTACATTAGAGCAATCAAAGCCTTTATTTGAGTTAAAACTAAGTAGATTTGGATATAGATATAAATACACTGATGGTGAATATTCTTCGTTTTCACCTTGGTCTGAGTTAGCTTTTCTACCAGGTGATTTTGATTATAAAATAAGTAAGGGTTATAATTTGGGAATGGTTAACAATTTACGAGAACTTGTTATAAAAGATTTTATACCATATAATATACCATTGGATGTTACAAGTATAGATATACTTTACAAAACTACAGATTCGCCAAATGCTTACGTTATAGAAACTATTGAAAAAGAAAAGAGTCCTGAGTGGGAGTTGTTTACGCCTGATGGTTCTGATGATGAAGAAATAAAAACAGGTAGCTTATCTATAACATCAGAAATGATACACAGAGCTTTACCTGAAAATCAAATATTAAGAGCATGGGATAATGTACCTAGATTTGCTATGGCACAGGAGGTTGTTGGTAACAGATTATTATATGGTAATTATGTTCAAGGTTATGATATAAACGGACCAATTAATTTAGTTCAAAACATAGTAAGTACACCCATAGAAGTTACAGAACAATCTCAACCCGCTATGAAATCTATAAAATCAATTAGGGATTATAAGATTGGTATGGTGTTTGGAGATAAATATGGTAGAGAAACTCCTGTTATATCCTCTGGTTATATATTTTCCATAAATGATACTGAAGAAAATTATGAGGCTATTACTGGTGATATTAAAGTTGCTAAAACGCTATGCGCTAACCAAAATAGCTTAGTTGTTTCTCAAAACTGGGGAGATGAAAACACTCCAAATAGTTGGATTAAGTATGTTAAATATTACGTTAAAGAAACATCTAACGAGTATTACAACTTAGTAATGGATAGATGGTATGATTCAGGTGACAATACCGTGTGGTTATCATTCAACTCTGCTGATAGAAACAAGGTTGATGAAGAAACTTACTTAATATTAAAAAATAGATTTGGTAGTCAAGATCCTGTTTTAGAAAAAGCTAGATACAAAATACTAGCTATAGAAAATGAAGCTCCAGATTATATTAAATCGCATCACAGTATACTTGGTACGGTTGGATCTGTAACACCAGATGTTGAAACAGGAACAGGCGCTGCATCAGCTAACAATGGAAATTCAGGTAATCCTGGTTGGGCATTAAATCAATTTAACACGGATATATGGGAAACAGGTTCGGGGCCTAACAGTGCTGTCGCTACAGGGTTTTACGCTAGAACTAAAGCTAGATTTGCTAGGGCACTTTGGGAGGCTGATATGGGTGATTTTACTGGTGGTGCTGCCTACGATGTAAATGACGGAGGAGTGTTCTTTGGTGCTGGCCTTAATGATAGCACAGCTGGTGTTACCACTCAAGTATATATGAGAATAATTGGTAGATCTTGGGTTAATGACATAGATGGAGATGGGGTAAATGAATCTGTTAACGGCGAAGTGTACATAAAAAGAACTCAATGGATACCTTTAACTAACTACACTTTTGATACAACGGACGATATGATTGAGATAAGTTGGGGAGAACCGTTATATGAAGACGCTAATTTTTTTGCTCATTGGGACAATGCTATGGCTGACGATTCCAACGGAAATCCAATTGACATTAACGATTTAATTTATTCTGTAGAGTTTAAAAAGACTGAAGTTAAAAATAGACCTGAATTTGATGGTAAATTTTTTGTTAAGGTAGAGCAAGATCAAGTTTTAAAAAGTGCTGTTATGATATACTCACTTGGTTACCAATGGACGACCACAGCTACTTATGACTTGTCGTATATAGATAGTGATTATAGAAACGGCGCTCAAGTAGACGGTAGTGTTACACAGACAGGTATAGACCTAGAAATGACAACAACGTCACTAGATAATGGGGATTGGTTTAATGGTAATTTCGGAGCGACTCTTTCTCCTGGTTGGAACGGTTCTGATTGGGACCCTCCAACAATTGACATATCAGAGTGGAACAATAGTGTTGTAGAGTACTCTGGTAACAATAGAGCTGGTTGGTGGAGTAATTATACTGGTGGTACGTGGTATGCTTCATACACTGGTAACTTAGTAGCTGGTCATTGGATATTTAATGGATTGAGTTATGGGGCTGGCGCTGGAATGGCAAACGTAGTTCCAGGTACGACATCTCTACACCCAGATTATGATTGGAATGATAATTTTTATAGAGATAATGTCCCTGCTACTTATGGTAATGGACCACGTCCAAGTAGTGATTCATTTGGTTTTGATGGTTGGGTAGCTTTTGGAAGTACAAGTCCTGTACAAGACGGTGGCCCAATAAATAACATGTGGCACAACGAACACGCTACAGCATTGAATAATGAGTATGGATATAATAAGTTTGCAGAACTAGCTAACAAAGGTGTATTTGGATCAGGACCTTGGTATAGAAATTTTGAAACAGCATCATTCTGGAAAGAGTACGTTAATGACATGGACAAGGATTCTCATACCGGAGGTACTGTAAAAAACAATGCTTTTATTGATGGCGCTAAAGCTAGATATTGGAACGATCCAACTAATGACGATGAGCCACATTATTATAAACCATGGTCTCTTAGAAATGGTAATTTTGTTCAAAGTGGCCATATGGGCGAGATAGTTATATCAAAAATCAGACACCTTGGGGAAGATTACGGTAACGAAGCAGATGGGTTATATAGTGAATTAAGTGAGGTGGGAACGTATTTTCAATTTGGTGGTGGTGCGCCTGAAGATATTTACGAGGTTGTGGAGGTTATACAAGTTTCCGGTGCTAATCACAGTCACGGATCTATACACCCTAGAACAACTGATTTTGTTACCACTATTACTGGTGGTTCTTTGTCAGTTGGTGAGTGGCCACTTGATTACTACACAGAATCTTGTGTTCCATGCTATTCTGGAATGCTACCTCCAGGTGATACATTTGGGGACAATGGGCCACAACCATGGACCTTTGGTAGTAATAGTATAGGTAGCTGGCCTAACTCACCAAACCCAAGCAATATAATAAGTGGTAATGGTGGTTTTGTAAATGGTGGATACACACACAATTATCAAAATGGTTGCCAGAGACAATCACTTGTTATAAGGTTTAAGAGAGTAAATAGATTTTCTGGAGACTACTGTTGGGATGGTGACTGCAATAGAGGTTTAGACCCAAGTATTTGGGACCCGCGTGGAGCGTTACACCATGATGGTAGAGACGCTATACCTATTATGATTAAAGAAAAAACAATGTTATCATATAATGATGACAGCCCTAATAATGAATTAGGTGCTTGTTGGGAAACTGAACCTAAAAAAGATAGTGATTTAGACATATACTACGAGGCTTCAGGTGCTATCCCAATGGTATTAAACAAAGATAATGTTTTTGATTTTGCTCCTATAAATTCTAACGTGTTTATAAAAAGAACAACACAGGGAACCACGTCTATTGTACCGCATGCTAAAGAAAGGGGTAATCATAGAGTTTCTAATGCCTTTATGTCTGGTGACAAATCTGATCACGCTATAATAACTATAGTTTCTGACAGAGATGAAGGTAATCAAACTAATACATACTTACACAAAGGCCCTTATAATATCAATGGTACAGTAGATACTAGTGTATCGATGGAAAAGTATTTCCAAATAGGTGATACTATTGTTTTCGAGCATAGTAATGGAACTAGGACGCAGGCTAAAATATCTTGTTATTATGAGCCAATTAATCCTGATGATAACGATCAAGGACTTGTTCCTGATACATTTAATACTCTAAACGTATCAGAGTTTAACGCTAGCACAACGTATATACAATACGATAAAGGTTTATTAAATGGGCCCAAAGCGTTTAGACAGAGTCCTAGTCAATATCCTACTGGATTCTATGGTATAGATCTTGATGTGTGGAATCAAGAAGTAACATTACCTTGGTTTAATTGCTATGCTTTTGGTAATGGAGTAGAATCAGATAGAGTAAGAGATGACTTTAATGCACCACAAATAGATAATGGTGTTAAAGTATCAACAACATTTTCTGGATACGGTGAAGAGGTTCTAGGTAGTGGTTTAATATATTCAGGTATATATAATGCTTCATCTCAGGTTAATAACCTGAATGAGTTTAACATGTCTCAAAAAATAACCAAGGAGTTAAACCCAGCCTATGGTTCAATACAAAGATTAAGAACAAGAGATACAGATGTTGTTGCTTTAGCTGAAGATAAAATATTAAAAATACTAGCTAACAAAGATGCTTTATATAATGCTGATGGAAATACTCAGCTAACAGCCTCAGATAGAGTTCTTGGTACAGCGGTACCTTTTGTTGGTGATTATGGTATATCTAAAAATCCAGAATCATTAGCGTGGGATCAGTATAGGATGTACTTTACAGATAAACAAAGAGGTGCAGTGTTAAGATTATCACGAGATGGGTTAACTCCAATATCTCAAGTTGGTATGAAAACGTGGTTTAGAACAAAACTTAAACAAGCTAGTTCTTCATTAGGAACTTTCGATATTGTTTTAGGTGAATATAACTTAACTTTAAGCAATATGGTTTATGGTGATCCCTATAAACTAAGTGAGCAAACAGTTTCATTTAATGAAGCTAATAAAGGGTGGGTTAGTTTTAAATCATTTATTCCATCATCTGGTCTTTCCGTTAGCGGACAATACATTACATCCTACAGACATTCAGTATATAGACACTACGATAATGTAGCAGACAGAAATACATTTTATGGTCAAGATCCTGTTAATTCAAGAATAACGTTTTTATTTAATGATATGCCTGATGTTGTTAAATCTTTCAAAACAATAAGCTACGAGGGTTCTCAAGCTAAAATAGACAGCTTTATTGGGGCTCAAGTAGTAGCTTATACTGGAAATCCCGTAACAAACGAAAGTGGTGATATAGTTAGTAGTGAGACTAATTTGGTAAATGCAATAGATAATGAACATTATAATCTACATAATCAAGATGGTTGGTTTATATCTGGACTAATGACTGATCTATCTAGTGGCCAAATAACATCATTTAAAAAGAAGGAAGGAAAATGGTTTAACAATATTGTTGGGTTAAGAAGAGATTACAATGATCCAGAAATAGAAACAGATGAGTTTACAGTTCAAGGAATAGGGCCAGCTGGTTCTATAACTTACATAGAAGTTAATCCACCTAACGACTGTATACCACCTTGTCCATCATGGCAAGAATGTATACCTTGTGATGAATCTGAAGGTGGTTGTTGCGTTGATATAAACCAAGTAATAATAGGCTGCATGGACGAGACTGCTGAAAATTATGACGCAGAGGCGACTGTAGATAGTGGCGGTTGTATTTATTCATTTACAGCTTGTATGGATCCTATGGCTCCTAATTACGATCAATATGCTACTACAACTTTAGATACAACCAACGGTCAAGAAGGGTCTGAGTGGTCTAATGCCTGTCAACCTAATTGTATGGATTGCTATCCTTATCAGTATGGTTGTACAGATCCTTTAGCCGCAAACTATCAACCAGGTGCTACAACTGGAGGTAGATGCTTCTGGTTGGGCTGGGAGGTTCCATGTCCACAAATTTTAGTGACAGATGAATCTGATCCTGGTTACAACGCTGATGCTTATACTTCTGATGGCTTAAATGCACCAAATTCAGTTGGTATGATAGACTCATATATTGAAAGTTCAGCAAACGCTTTATATCCACCTTGTGTCTACCTTGAGGTTTGTCCAGACGGTTTATGTTTGTATAATAATGAATGCGTCGAATGTATTGAAGGTTGCACAGATCCTAACTTTTACGAATACAACCCATTAGCTACAGTAAGTAATCCCGAGGACTGCATAACTCCTAATGACCAGGTACCAGGTTGCACAGATATAGCGGCATGTAACTACGATCCAGCAGCTATATTAGATGATGGCACATGTGAATACTCATCTTGCGTTGGTTGCACCGATCCTACAGCTGCTAATTTCTGCCCTGTATGTACCATAAGTGATGATGCTCAATGTTGTTATGGTATAGAAGATGGGTTAGGAGGTTGTGGAACACCGGGCTGTATGGACCCACTTGCTTTAGAATATTGTGGTAGTCAACCGTTAAACGGCTTGGTTCCACAGTGGGAAACTTTAGGAATGAGTGGTCCGTGTACCACTAATTGCGTTGAAGGTAGCCCTTGTGGAGAGTACCCGGATCCAGATAACCCAGGTCAAACACTTGAGTTAGGTCCTTGCGCTACTTATCCTGAGCAAATAGAGGGTTGTACCGATCCTGAGGCAAATAATTTTGATGAATTTGCAACTGTATATTTACAAGGTGCTTGCACTTACACGGCTTATGGTTGTTTTGACCCAACCGCTTCTAACTATAATGAAGAATGGGCTAATATGATAATGGCTAACGCTGGCTTTAATCAATATGAAGATTGTACGAACGCTCCTGTTGGTTGGAATTATAATGGGCCTTGTACTGATTGTCAATACTTATTTGGCTGTACAGATCCAGATGCGCAAAACTATGATGATACAGCTCAAGAAGATGATGGTTCGTGTATACCTCAAATATTCGGATGCATGGACGAGGCTGCTGCTAATTATCACCCATACGCAACAAGTGGTGAGGCTGGTTTAAATGATTTTTCAGGAACAATAGGCGCTGGACAATCACATTATTATGATGGAACATGTTACTACATAGTCCAAGGTTGCACAGACCCTACAGCAACAAATTATAATCCAGAAGCTAACACTCAACTTAACTGGAATTATGGTAGTAACCCTAGTTATCCGTGGTTTTGGTTGAATCAATTTGGTGGTAGTGGTGGAGCTTACGCGCCTTCTAACAACCTGTGTAATGAACTTAATCAATGCACTAACATAGCTAGTGATCCACTTCCAGAAGCCTTCTCTACTATACCTAATTTACAAGATCAATATATTAACCAACCAGGCTTTAGTAACTTTAATACTGTTAGTGGTACTATGTATAGCATTGATAGTGACTGCTGTGCTTGCGAATATGCAGAACAAACATCTCATAGTTTAACTGTTGAAAATTATGATGGTGATTCAGATGCTGATATGTCTTATGATGATTAATAAAAAAATACAAAATGGCAGATTTATATAGAAATACACTTTCAGGCTTAGTAATAGAAAATCATTCTTCGGATGGGTACACTGATTTACATACCACAAATATAGTTGACAATGTTACTGGCTTATCAAATGAACTGTTTTTACCTAGAGCTGTTAGGTTAAAGATAAGAGTAATAACTGGTTCTGATATTATATACAGTACGGAACCTTGGATGGAAGAATTACCAAGTTATAATTCAAGTGGCCCTGGTTGGCTATCTATTTGCACGAACGATATTAGTATAAGTGGAGCTATTGGTTCACAAGAAACACTTTGGACAGCGGCTGGTAACCCATATATATCAGGATATAATGTTGGACCAATAAATCCATTATACCAAACTGAATTTGAACCTAGTGTTAGCTCTAATGGTGGTAATAACTTAACATACTTAAGTAATACTCCTTATGTAATTCCCGGTGGCCACTCAATGCCAATACCACAGACTAACTGGCAAGTACCCGGTCAAACAGTTAGGCCATATAGGTTAATAACTGAAAACAACGTGGTACAATATGGGCATCAAGATCTAGTAGCTTTTATAAACGAATTTGGATCAAACGATTTATCTCCCTTATCTGGTGAAGAAGACAGTTATTGGATGGGTGATTATGGAACGGCTGATGATACGTCTCCTCAAGGACTGTGGCAGCATAACACTACTGGAGTAATATACACAGCTCCAGACCAAACAGCTGAATCTAGATGGCCTGCTATTGTCAAGCATGTTGTTATGTTTGATACATTAGGTATTAATTCTAATGGAAGAGGTTTAGCGGGAAATGAAATTGATGTTTTTGTAGTATTTAAAGATCAAGACGATGAAGTTTGGGGTGGTGGAGGCTTTTCGAATCTTCACGTAACAATTCCAAACTTTCCATATATTAACCTGTTGGGAAACACTGGTACTACAGGTGATTATCCTTTGGGTTCTACGATTAGCGGAAGCAACCTTAACGGGCTTGTTAATATTGATTTCGATGGAATGCCACAATGGACGAAGGGTTCTGGTAATTTTAGGATGCCTGGCGTTCATGGTATAGGTGGTGTTGGTGGTGGTAGAAATAGCGGTACGTCTAGAAATATTTTCACATTAAGCATACCTGAGTTGCCAAACTCAACTGTCACTATGAACTCAAGGAGTTCGTTTCCCAAATGGAGAATTACAGATAAAAAATATACTAATGAAGAAATAGATTCTGGTATTGATACTAGCGTTAAAAGATTTTTACTTGAAGGTGAGTCTACAATTAACTATAGCAAAATAACTTCAATGATAAAACTGGAGGCGGAAGAAGGATATTATTTTTCTAAAAAACCATATATAACAAAAGAATCAAATAAAGAAATACATCTTAAGCTGCTAAAAGAAATAACAACTAATAAAAAGCCGACATGTTATTATTATGAGGTTTGTTTTAAAAGTAAACAAGCCTCTAACGTAAGTAACAATTTAAAAGCTACTGTAAATTACGTTATTAGAAAATTTACTGTTGACAAAAGTTTAGCTATACTAGATATACAATGCGGGTCTTATTCAGAAAACTTTATATCATCGAAAGGAGAAGAAAAACAAATTAGAATATACGGGGTGCCGGGATCATCATTTGGTATAACTGTTAATGAAAGCTATGGTATAGCGAATATAGGTGGAGTAGGTAACGCAGAAACAACTCCTGATTAT